GTATCATCTCTTACATCAGCAGATTTATTTTGTGGATGATTTTTTAAATCATAATTACCTTCAAAACATTCAGGACATATTAACATATCATAACTGTTTAGTTTCATGACTCTCATATCATAAACAAATGAACATGAGTCACACATAGCTTTTGCTTTTGTACTTCTTCTAGACATTAAATATATCCTAATTTAGGTTTAAAATAAATACTTGCTCTTTCTTTATCTTCTTCCATAGCTCTTTTTAATGTTTCTTCATAACTTGTTTTTAACATACTAATTCTATCCATAGGTATACCTGCTCTTTTTTGTGAAAGGTAGTAAGCTAAACCATATGTTAAACAAGGTAAAAATCTTTTTGGTATATCTGCATTTTGTTCTGCAGATTTATTTACATCTTCTACTTGTCGTATTGCTTCTATTGTTAATATTTCTGAACTATTATCAGGTATAGGATATAAAAATATTGTAGGTTTATCTACATTTCTTTTTATAGCATATTGTGTTGGTCTACCTGTTTGTGATTTATTAGGTAACACATTATATTCTTCAAAAGATATTCTTGTTAATTGTGTTTCTGTAGCTGATACACTTGCTTTAACTGTAATAACTAATGCATCATTTACTGAGTTTTCTAAATCATAAGATGTAACACTTGTTGCTACTGTAACTGCTGTAGTAAATGTTGTCCATAATAAAACACCTCTATTTTGCCAATCATTTAATAATAAATTTATAGACCTTCTAGCTGATTGTGGTGTATGACCAAGAGTTTGCTCACCACCAATCATTTCTGTAGCTTCTTGAATTACTTCATCTATATCTAGATTAAAATTATAAGTTCCTGAACTAGCCATATTTTCTATGCTTTTCCTTTAGTTGTTTCTTAGCTGCTTTTGCTAATCTTGATTGTTCTGGTTTACCACCAAACTTTGCTCTTTGTTCTAATACAGTTAGTATTTGTATTTTTCTAGCATAAGGTTTATTTATTCTTTTAACTTTAGCTATTGTCTTCTTTGCATCTGCTACAGTTGCATATTTAATTCTAACTGTATCTTTAGGATTCTCGTCTGTATATAATCTACGACCAGAGCCTTTAGGCTTTTTTCCTGTTCCTACTTTTGGGTCTTTTCTTTTTTTTGTCATTCTTTTTTACATAATTTGCAACTATCTTAGCTTGATTTGCATGAAGCTTAGAAGCTTTTTTTAGTTGTTTAGTTACTTTTTTTAGTTGTCTTACCATTTCTTTTTTTCTTTTTAAATGTTCTTACATTTGTAGGTTTACCACCTACCCCTTGTGCTTTTGCTCTTTTTCTTTTTACTGCACTTGTTATTTGAGATTTACTCATTCTATTAGCAGTAGCTCTTGGTACACATTTAGGATATTTTCTTTTACTACCTTTTGTAGACTTTCTACCACAAGGTTGAAACTTACCTTTTTTCTTGGGTGCTCCTATATCTACCCAATCACCTTTAGGTCCTTTGCCAAACCATGCTGTAAGTCCACCTTTAGGTTTAGCCATAACTAACTCCTATACCTACCACCACGTTTTTTATAAGTACGTACTAACCATGCATTAGCATAAGCAGAAGGATATACATCAAACTTTCTTTTAGCTTCTGCTTTTACTCTAGCATATAAAGAAGGATTAGTAGGTTTAGCACCACTTTTTTTCTTTGTAGTTTTTTTTCTTTTAATAGCCACTACTTACCTCTTCTAGCATTTCTACGTGCAGTCATACCTGCTAACATTCCACCTTTAGACATATATTTAGTCCTTTTCATAGCACCACCTTTAGACATATATTTAGTCTTTTTAGCCATGCCACCACCCATTCTTTTTAGTGCACCACCTTTAGCAGCATACTTAGTAGCTTTACCACCACCTTTTCTTTTTAATACTCCACCTTTTTTCATATATTTAGTTTTTTTCATTTTTTCCTCTTGCATAAAGATTGTTAAAAGTAATATCAGGGTCTGTATAACTATCATGTATTTCTGCTGAATGAATATACTGACTTGGTGCAAAGTCTGGAGCACCTTCACCAGTTACCCAAAGAGCAGGATTAGTTACCCTAACTCTATTGTTAGGTAATGCCACGATATTACCTGTCCATTTATCTGCATCTATAAGTTGCAGTACGTGACTTTGTTTATGTTGTGCAGGGTCATCACTAATGTAACTATCTGTATAATCAACTGTAAACATATATCTTCCTTTATAAAACTCACCACCTATTTTACACATCCAAGGGCTAGAACTTATTCTATCCATTACTATTATGGAATGTCCTCTTGAGGAACAGTCCCAAGGTTGTGCTAAATGTGTATCCATTCTTTCTGGCATTTCTTTTAAAACTTCATCTGCTACTAAACTTGTTATTGGCATTCTTGCCCACATGGCACCTCCATGTATATTTTCTTCTTCATCTATGCCAGTAAAGACTACTTGAAAACTTAAACATCTATCTGGTATTGTATTGACTGCTATCGCTAGTCCATGCAAATATTCTCCATGATAATCTATGTGGTTATGTGTAAATTCTTTTCTTACCCAACATTTAAAATGAGGAATATTACTTATTAAATATGACAGTTAGCACCTCCATCTACGTCTTGCTTGTCTTAATCTTGAGTTAGGGTCTTTAGCTGCTTTAGGAAATTTTTTCATTTGTCCTGCAGACCTAGCACAAAAACTTTTTCTTCTTGCTGCTCTACTTTTACTTCTTGGATTTTTTTCAGTAACAGCAGTTTTTAATTTACTTCCAGGATTTTGTCTTCTATATTTAGCTACACCTTTAGCTGTTAATCCTGCACCTTGTTTAGTGGGTCTTTTATCTCCACTTTTAATAGACATGCCTTTCATGCCTTTGCCTTTTATTTTTTTCTTTCTAGGCATTATTTTTTTCTTGTAACTCCAAAACCTCTAAGTGCAACTCCACCACCTGCTCTTTTTATTAGTGGTTTTCTAAAAGCATCTAAAGATTTTCTAGTTGAACCTTTAGGCTTTGGTTTTAGAGCTATTCCATTTTTTGTACCTGGCTTAGGTTTCATACCTTCTTTACTTCTTTCTTTTTTTGAAAGTATAGGGTCTTTTCCAGTTCCACTTTTTGCTTTAATAACACCACCTGCTTTCATAAAACCCATTTTATTTCTAACAGCAGTTGGTAAATTAGGTAATCCTTTATTTCCTGCAGGTATAGGTTTTAGTGGTCCACCTACTTTTTTAATTTGATAACCTAAAGCTTCTAATTCTTTATCACTAAACTCTTGTCCACTTCCTCTACTACTACCTTTAGTATAACCTAATTTATCAAATATATCTTCTTTAGGTTCAGTATATTTACCTATATTTTTAGTTTCACCTTTTTTAGTTACACCTATTAATCCTTGTTGAACTCTTCTTCTAAATTGTTTTTTAGATTGTTTTTTTCTTTCAGGAGGTATTACTCTAGATTGAGCAGTTCTCTCTTTAGTTGAAGGTAAAGATTTTTTACTTTCAGTAGCTTTTTCTTTTTCTTGTTGTTTTCTTAATTTAGTTATAGATGCTTTTCTTTTTTTAAAAGCTGCATCACTTTCACCAGGAAGTTTTTTAATTTTAAAAGGGTCTTGTTTTTTCTTAACAACTACTGGAGTTTCAACTTTCTTTTTAGGTCTACCTCTTTTAGATTTACGACCACGTTTTACTACAGCTTCTAATATTTTCTTTTTAGCCATTAGTTATTCTCCTACAGTTTTATATTCTCTAGGCTCTTCTTTAATTTGAGCTTCGATTGGTCCTCTTACTCCAGGTCCTTTTCTTGCTGCACCATAACCTTGTCCAGTAGGTTTACCACTTGTATCATGACCAGTTGATTGATTAATAGTTCTTGCATTAGCTCCTACTATTAAAGTTTTAGTTTTAATTTGCATTATTTTCTCCCTTTCATTTTAAATCCTCTAAGTGCTGCACCAACTCCTCTAGGTTTAGTTGGTCCACCATTCTTACGTTTAATTAATCCACCTTTTTTTCTACCAAATTGTGATTGTAATTCTGCTAATTCTTTTTCAACATCTTGTCTAGCTTTACCTACTAAAGGTTTTATATTATCTGTTCTTAAATTTTTAAATTTATCTTTTTTAGTACCTGCTTTTAATAAATTTTCTAATAGCCTTGCCTGAATTTTTGCGTTAGCACCTATATCAGTTTCTTTAAGTCTAAGTTTATCAATTTTAGATGTTTGTTCTAACTCAGATTTTGTAGGACTTCTTTCTCTTTTTTTTGTTTTTCTTTTAAAATCATCTTTATTTATTTTTTTACTTGAAGTTACTTTAACACCACTATCTTTAATTTTTTTTTGAATTTGTTTTTCTTGTCCTAAAGCTTGTTTTTCTAATTTAGTTAGCATTTTTTCAGCTTTAGACATAGACTTTCCTATTTTAGAACCTTCTCCAAATCCTTTAACAATTCTATTTAATTCTTTATATTCTTCATTTAAATTTTTTTTAATATTAGAAAGTTGTATTTGTTTAGGATTAAAACCTCCATATTTTTTTATACCAATATCTTTTTTCTTTTCTAATTCTTTTATTGTATTTAATTTATTTTTATATTTTTTTAATATTTCTTTTGAATTATCAACAAATTTAGATTCTCTTAATATAGTGCCTTCTTTAACTCTAACTTTTCTTTTACTACGTTTAACAGCATCTTTAGCAGCTTGACGTTTTGCTTTTAATGCAGCTTTACCTAATGTTTTTATAGTCATTATTTTTTCCCCTTTTTATTTTTCTTTTTCTTTTTTTTATTATTTACTTTTGTAATTTGTTGTACTGCATTAATTCTACTTACCAATTTTTCCTCCATACTGTCTAGCTACAAATTTATTTCCTTCACTAATTTTACCACCTTTTTTTAATTTATCAGCTTTTTTAAATATTCTTGGTTTTTTTGTTTCATATTGTTTTATCATTCTATCTTCTTTAACTATAGCTCTTTGTATATCTTTATCACTAAGTTTAACATCAGAAAGATTTATATTTTTTTCTTTAGCTATCTTTTTTTGTTTTTTTAAAATCATATCATACATTTTATCTTGCAATTTTTTGTATCCAGGACTTCTTGCTTCAATTCTATTAAGTGTTTTTTTAACAAGTTTTTTTGCACCTGGTATTTTACCTACAAGTCGTACTAATTTTACTCCTTTATCTATCATTATTGTGCTCCTTGTAATACTGGGTTAGGACCACCTGATGGATTATTTGCTGATTGCATATCATCTTGTCTTGTTCTTCTAGACTGATTACGTAAGGCATCTATTGAATTTTTATATTTACCTTCCCAGTTTGCTAGTGTTTGAAAATCTTTTATAAAATATGTAGCTTCTACCATACATGCTGCAAAAAGAGCATTATAGCAAAACTCACTAAAATAGTTTGATGTTGTTACACTTGTACCTGTAGCACTAGCTAAAGCTAAAGGTCTACGTGTAAATTGTATTTCACCTGATACTGCAGATGCAGGTGTTGGTACAATATAAATTTGTGTATTAGTTTTTCTTGAATAATATCTTGGAGTTCCTGTTGATGCACTAGCAAAAGGAAAATAATCTATTGCATATTCATAAGGTCTTTGTAATAAATTAACTTTTGAATTAGCAGGAACTGCTGTGGTTGAAACACTTGTGGTAAAGTTTACATTTCTTACAACTAATGTATCAGCAGGTAAACTAACTACTGGGTCAGAAGCTGTAAATGAAAAAGTAGAGTAGTTATCTAAACCAGAATCATCTAGTTCTTTTACTATTCTACCTTCAGCTTTTTCAACAAAGTAAGGAATATGTTCTTCAAACTCTGTTGAATTATTTTCTATAGTATTTATTATATCAGTTTTAAGAAATGAATAATTAGGCACTATGCTATCCTGTTATTAAAGTAACACTACCTGCATTTGGTGTAGATATACTTACTGTCCCACTACACAATACACCCATTTCTCCAAAGTACATATCTGATTCTGCACTTGCAGGAACTTCATAAGTTATTACTGTACCTGTTTGGTCACCAATAGCTATTACACCTGCTATGGTAGAATAAGAATGAACTCCTAATATTCTTGTTCTATCAGGAGTAGCAATAATATCTCCATCTCCTGCTCTTTTATTAACTGTTCTAATATTTGTTGCCATTTTAAATCCTTATAGTAGGGAGAGTATATTTCAACTCCCCCTAGTTATTAATGGTTAAGCACCTTGATTACCAAACCAACCTCTCCAGTCAGATACTCCAAATGAATATCTTTCTCTGGCTTTGAAACGTAAGTTACCAGTATCAAAATCTGGTTCCATCTTAGTTTGTAAAGGTGTTCTATTGAACATCTTTGAACCATTAGGAACATCAGTTTTAATAAAGTAACCATTAGTGTCAGTAAATCTTCTGTTAGTAAAATAACCACTTGGGAATACTCCTAAGTTTCTAACAGAGTTTATGTCATTATCTGCACTACCTACAATTCCTGGTGTATTTAATAATACATCAGCAGTAAACATTAAGTCTATTGGTACGTGTAAAGATACAGCAGATGAACCAATTAAGATTCCTCTATCATCTTTAAACTTTTGAATTGCTATTACAGCAGATTCTAGACTTGCTTCTGAGATTGCTGCTGCTGTACCTATATTACTTTGGTTACCATCTTGCACAGTTGGGTGACTTGCACTAAATAGTGGTTGTCCATCACCTTGTGCTGTGGTAAATCCTTCGTTATATAGCTTTGCAGCTTTAACCTGTTTGGTATGAGCCATAGCTCTTGCTAATCCTTTTGCTCTTAATTTAGCAAAAGTATCATATAGGTTATCTTCCATAGCTTCTTCTGTGATTGCAAAAGCTAAAGCAATAGTCTCGTTTGTATAACGAGCTGTAAAACTTTCTCCTGCATCATCATAAACTACAGCAGCACCTTCATTTTTTGTTGGAGCAGCACCAAATCCTGTAAAGAGGACTTCCTCTTCAAAAGACCTATCTGAATTTTCTATTTCATATAATGGTAAATGCTCATCATTCACTTCTCCATACTCCATTCCAAAGACTGCATTCAGTCCAGGAAGGAGTTCTTTACTAATACTAGCTCTATTTATTGGCATAATTTATCTCCTATTCTAAGCTGAACATACAGAAGTCGATTGAAATCTGTCGTTATGGTTATTTAAATATACTTCGAACCAAGGATACGCATCTGTCACACCTGCTGATGCTCCAATACCTGTATCCCAAGGTGCTCTACGTATAACTCTTAATTGACTTTGAGTTAAAACTGGTGTATCAGCATCTAATGCCATAGCACTTTGACCTGTTTTATGACTTCCAGTTCCTGTTGCTATGTTACAGTTAACAGGAACAGTTCCTATTCCTGCTGATGCTGTTACTGTTGCGTCTGCTTGTACGAAATATGTTTGGTTAGGGTCACTAGCTACATGAATTTTTACATCAGTAGCAGTTACTCCACCAGTATAACTTCTCTTGAATTGTTGGTCTCCATTTGAATCTACGAAACTACATCCTTGAAAAACACCTACAGCTCTTACATTAACTCCTGCACCTACAGGTTTGATAGTTCCTGCAGATTCAATGTGTATAATGTCTCCTGTAAAGATGTCATTTGGTATTAACGCAGAAGCAACTTTTGGACTAACATTAACATCAATAGTACGTATACCAGTAGAATTAGAACCTGAACCAATTTTTTTAGCGAGGATTAAACCTCTTGGGCTATTAACACTTGCCATGTTCATTCTCCTTTATTGTTAAAAAATGTAACAAAAGGATTATTTTTGAAAACTAGGTTGTCTACCTTTTGTTACTGTGGTTTTACTACTATTTGAAATGGGCATGCTAGAATTGTTTCCTCTCATTAATTGACTATTTACTGCATCCATTAATTGGTCAGACTTATTCTTGTAAAACTCATTTCTACTTTGGAATAACTTGGTAGGTATTTTACCTAACGCAATATCTCCACGACAGACTGCTCCAGAGTATCTTCCCTCCATCTTCACGACTGATGTTTGTTCTAACTCAGGTACTTCTTTCATATCAACAAATTTCCAACCTTCTTGCATTTTTTTACCAATATATTTAAAATCATCTTGACCTCTAAGAGATATTCTTAACCATCCAAGAGTCATTCCTTCGTCTTTGAAACGATTAACTATTGCTTCAGGTATATGTAAACTATCTTGTTCTTCAAATTGATAATTCATTTCTTCGTTAGTATTATTTTCTCTAAGTTGAGAACTACGTGTATTTGTTCGTGTTGTCATTTATTTACCTCCACGTTGCATGTTTATTGTTGTATACTCACCTTCAGCATTAGTTGCTTTCAGTTTTTCTTGAGCATACTGTTCAAGTGGTATATTCCATTTGTTAGCTAATCTTACATCTTCTTTTGAAAGTTTAACTTTCTTATTGGAACTAGGAGTGCTACGTGTACCTCCTGCAACTACTTGAGCAGGTGACGTTTCCTGCGTACGATTTTCCTCTTTTGGTTCTACCTCTTGAGTTTGATACCTATGAGGAAAGGCTTCTTTTAATCTATTGTCGATTTCTGTGTAGTAATCGTCATCAGTTGGATTAAAACCTTCTTCTTTTAAATCTGCATCTATTGCTAGAGCAGCAGCAGTTCTTATTTTATCTTCGCCAAACCAATCATTTTTTTCTGCCCAACTTTGTGCTTTAGGGTCAGGAGTTGGTTGTTGATATTGTTGTTGAGGTTGTTGCACTTGTTGTTGTGGTTGAACCTCTGGCTCCTTAAACTGCTGTTTTGTTGCACCTACTGATTTTAAATCATTCTGTGCATCATTAAGAAACTCTTGTGCTTGCAATATTTTTTCTGTGTTTCCTTCTTCATGTGCTGCTTTATAATTTGTTCTTGCAAGCTCTAATTTATCTTTTAATTGTTTTTCTGTTGCATCTAAATTTAATTTACTTATATTTGTAAATTCTTTTTGTGTATTATTTAACTTAGATGTTAATTCTTCATTTTGTTTAATTAATCTAGCAACTTCTTCATCTCTATCTTTTCTTTGCTTAATTAATTGTCTAATTCTTTTTTCTGCACCTTTTGTATTTATACCTTCAAGTTCTTTGGGTTCTTCTTTTTTTACTTCAGGTTCTGATGTTTTTACTTCTTGTTTTACTTCTTCTTTTTTTGGTTCGTCTTTTTCTACTTCAAATTCTATCTTTTCTTTTTCTGGTTTTTCAGTTTGGACTTCACTCCATTCTTGCTCTTGCTGCATTTTATTCCCTTTCGTTGCTAACGACACATACGAGTTACGTTATAATTAATATTATACTATATTATTTTAAAGTGTGCAAGTATTATTATACACTATATTTAGATAAATTAAAGGTTGGGTCTAATGTCTTAGGACTTTCTACCTTCATAATTATCTGGTCATCATATAAAAGAATATATTTTATTCCTTTATATTGTATCTTTTGACCTGCATGTTTACCATAACATACATAGTCATTTAGTTCACACCAAGGTCCTTTTGGAAACTTTTCCATATCATGATAAGCTAAATCACCCATAGCAACAACTTGTCCTACTGTAGTAAGATAAGCCATATCATCTCTGGTAGAGTCTGGTAATAATATACCACCTTTAGTTTTTTCTTTAATAGAAACAGGTCTTACTAAAATATGATACCCAGGTAAATCTGGTAATACATCTGGATTTTCTTTATCTTCATCTGAAATCCACATATCATTTTTAATACTTTTTGCCATGCTTACTTGTTGCATTATTCTTCTTCTCCTTCATACATTTTTTTAATTATTGATTTTAAAACTTCTTCTGCCCATTCAACTCCTTGTATTCTTCCTACAAGTTGTTTATAGTTAGCATAATTGTCAGCTTGACCATTAGCTATATTTTTTCTTAGTAAATTTAATTCTTCATCAAATTTACGAAGAGCTTCTCCAGATGCTTCCATCTTACTCCTTATAAAAAAATACTGGGCAGTATAATCACCACCCAGTATAAATTAGTTATTATTGGTCTGCAAATGCAGGAATAGTATCTGCAGCTACATAACCCCAAATAGCCCAGTTAGTAGAATCTAATGCAAGAAAATTAATTTCTATTGATTCTGGAACATTAACTGTTAATTTAGAATTTGAACTACCATTTGGAAAAACAGAAGATATTGCATTACCATCTATATCATGAAAAACAATACCACCTCTAGATATAAAGTTTGCATCTGCTCCTGTAGATATTATTGGATTTGAAGCATCAGCAGCTACACCACCATAAATAAATTTAAAGTATAATCCTGCAGATGGTGAAGGTAAAGTATATATTCTATTTCCTGTTACGTCTGGAATAATATTTACTCTTCCTGCATTATCAGCAGCAGTTAAACTTGTATTTGCATCATCTAATACTACTGGAGTTGCTACTAAACCATTATTACCATAAGTAATATTTTCTGTTATTGCTCCTGTACTTGAGTTTTTAGTTATTGATTTAAAACCCTCTTCAGACCTAATTGGTCCACTAAAAGTTGTATTTGCCATAATTTATTCTCCTTAAATAAAATTAACCTGTCGTCTTGGCATGTCTGCTAGGGCAGTCGACAGGCATAAAATATCCCTAGTTATTCTTGTTGAGCATCTTGCATAATAGCTTTAGACATTACATCTAATAGTTTCATACTTCTTTCTCTTTCATCTAAGTTTTCCATATTCATAACTTTTTCTAAAGATTGTGCTCGTATTTTTTCTAAATCTATTTGTGACTTTTGTTCTGCTATCTCTGACTTTGCTAATAAATCTAGTAGTTTCATAGTTTCTTTACTTTGTCTATCAAGGTCAGCTTTTTCTTTTCTTAATATAGCAGACTGTCCTGCAACTCCTGCATCTTTCATTAACTTAGCTTCTTCAAGCTGTAGCTTTTGAGCATCTAATGAAGATTCTACAGATAGTTTTGCTTCTTCCATTTTTAATTCTTTTTCTTTTAATCCTACTTCAGCTTGTTTTAATGCAACTAACTGTTGTTCAGGTGATTGTGCTTGACCTAAAGCTTGATTAGCATTTAATACTTGTTGTGCTGCTTGAGCCATAGCCATCTCTGCTATTGTAGCTACCTGTGATTGTTCTGGTGGTAATTGTTCTAGTCCCATTCTTGTAATACCATTTACTTGTTCTTGATATTTCATTACAGAATGTTCTTGTATATTAGCTTCTAATATTGGTCTTAGTCTAGCCATAATAGGATTAGCACCATTTTGAGGGTCTTGTAAATATGCCATCTTTGTTTGAATATGAGCATCATGATTTTGACCTTCAAAAGCTTTTATTGGAATACCTTTTGTTGCTGCCATAATATCTGATATTGGGTCCATCTGTTGTGGTTCTTTTTTAGGTGGAAGTATTTCTTCTATATTAGGCATATTAGCAGCATTTAAAATTGTTCTATTTAATGCTTCTATATTAAACATACCAGGAGGGGATTGTTGTGCCATTTGGAGAGCCATTTGGGCTAACATCATCCTATGTGCGTTAGAAGGAATGTTAGGGTCTGAGACAGGGATTACATCAACCCTTCCATCAAAATCTTTCTTAAACACACTTTGTTCAGCATAAGGTACTTCATAAGGATACTCCATAGGTAAATATTCTGAATCTATACGAGCAAGAATTTTAAATTCTTCTCTTTGTGATTTATGCAATCGTTTATGTATAGCTGAGAAAAATTTACTAGAAGCTTCTAATAAAGCCATAGTGGTTCCAACAGGACCATAAGATTTAGCATCAGAAACAATTTGTTCTGTACTATCAGCAAATTTTTGTCCTGCTGCTGTAACGAAACCTAGCATCTGAAATAGAGTAGAGGAAGGCTCTTTATAGGGGAGAGGAATAATTGCCTTGCTAAGGTCTACTCCAGTTGCTTCGATTTCTTTAAATTCACCAGGACTTATTGGTTCATTATCGCCAACAAGTCTAACACCTTTTGCTTTAAAACCTCCTGGTAAGTTTGCAAATTGACCTGCGTCTACTAAGCTTCTCAT